TCATTATCATAATCGTATATTGCCATTATTCAGCTGTATAAGTTAATGTATCTGCAAATGTTTCACCAAAAGTATTTTCTTCTACAATATAACCTGCAAAAGTTGGATAACTAGATAGTATAGTTGTTTTATTCTGAACTAAATATGTTTTATTTGCAAATGCCGTAGCATCTGAACGCATAGCTAAATCAGTTATAATGACATCACTTACACCTTCTACTAATTGTATTGCATCTGTTAATGCTGTAATTTTAACTTTAGAATCAAATGGCAATAGTGATAAATAGTTATTTATTGCAGTTTCAACATTTTCTTGTATAGTATTAGAATATTGACCATTATAAACTATTTCAGCTACTAAATACAATTTATCAGAATTATAAGATTGAACATTATAATTTATACCAGCAAAACCTAAACCAACTGAGCTACCAGCTATTGTACCATCTCCACCATTATTTAAAAAACTATTTAAGGCAGTTAATTCAGCAGCTAATAATATTTGTGGCGGGTCAGATTTAGCAACTTTTACTAAACAAGTATTTAACCCATAATTACTAATAGCACATCTAGTTATAATTCTTAAATTAGAATCTACTATTGGATATGTTGGAACAAAATTTACTAATTCTAAAATTTGAGGTGTTACACTTGAATATTGAAAATAATTTAATATTTTATCTTTTAACCAAGTTGGCGTGCCTGGCGTTGCTAAACTAACTTGTGTTTCTATATCAGTTTTAAATATATCCCACAACGTTTCCTGCAAAAACATTTGAGCAGCTACAATGTATTTCCATAGTTTATAAATAGCAGAATTAGAAGGGCTGTTTAAACCACTTAATCCTGTTTGTGCAGCTTGTTCTGCATCCATTAAAGCTAAAATTGTTGCTATTGACCTTGCCATTATATTTGATTTGGTAAAACAATATCGCCAGTTATTACTGGTGCTAATGTTGCTGTTGTTGTATTTAAGTTTTGATTATCATTGCCTAAAGTAGCGTAATCTTGTATGTAGATTTGCACATTTGGATGGTCGAAATTCTGTTCTTCGTTACGTCTTAATAATTTACCGAATGTGCTATATTGCTTATTGTGTACCGTTTGCCAAACATTATCTAATAACGTTAAAATGGTTGTATCTTCATCTAAATAAGATTCAAAACAAACGTGTAAACGTACAGTCATATCGTATTCTTGACTAACTGCAAATTTACCTTTATCTCTATAATTAGATGGTAAAAATTCAATAAATATTGCAGGATATAAGAAAGGATTTTCTTCGTTTTCACGCTCTAACTGGTTATTCCATAAAGCAACATGTTTAATGCCTGTAATAGCAACTAAATCATTTTTTAAAGAATTATATATGGTTAGTTTAGACATTATTGCAAATATAATATTATTTATTAAATATTCTTTTTATAGTAACATCTAATTTAGATATTATTTTTCTATTTAAAACACCACTATAACCTATAAATTGACGTTTAGGCATTTTGAATGGATATTTACCAAAAGCCCTACCCATTAAACCATCATTGTGAATTTGAGCATAAGTTACATCAGTATAAATTTTTACTCCTAAAAAGCCAAAACGCTTACTTCTAATTGACCGACTTAAACGACCAGCTCCAGCTTTACCAATTAAAATACCTCTATCAATACCCATACTTCTAACTCCACTTTCACCACGTTTGCCACGTTTATAAGTTTCGTAACCTCTTTTTCTTTTTTTCCAAGGTACAAAATTTTCATCAGTAAAACCGCCATTGCTAAATGACCTCGTAAAATGATTAGCAGCTAAAACACCCATTGCATCCACTACTTTTTCAAGTTGAGGTTTAAAGGCTTGAATGTCCTTTAATATCTTTTTATGTTCTGCAAAAGTAGCCATTAGTTCATTCCTATAAAAAATAATTGACAATATTGTAAACCGTCTTTATTCTTATTTAATAAAATATGTGTAAAAAAATGTATAGAATTAGTTAGTTGCTCGTTTACGTTACCTTTATTTATTAAGCTGTTAATCATTTTTTTTCTTATCTTGATAATATTTTTTTCTAGCATCTGACATTTTTTTTAATGTTTCAATAGAATGTTTTTTACCGTAATTATGATTTTTATCACCTAATTGATTTAAACTTTTATTGAGTTTAAATTCATCACTCATTTTTTTACCAATTTGCCAAGCACTCATTTTTAACTTGGTTTCTTCACTTCTTTTAGTTCCTGTTTGTGCTTTTATTTGTTTTAATTTAGCTTCTGAACTTTGTTTTTTACCTAAATTAATATTCCTTAAATGTTCTTTTAATTCATTACTTCTTATAGCTCCATTTGCACCCTCACCGCCATCTGTTAAATTAACCAAACTACCTTTGTTTAAATCTTTTCTACCATAAAAATTAATATAGTATTTTTCTTTTTCGGTTGCTTCATTCCAAGTTAAATTATTATGCGCTACATCTATTATGTAACCATATTTATTTACTGTATTTTGCCAATGTATATTTCTATTCTTTTTAGATTCACTTCTTTTAATAGAGCCAATACCAACGTAAAAAACTTCATTCTTTAATGGGTTAATATGAAAATATAAACATTTATTGTTCATTTTTTTGGTAAATTAAAATTATTAGCAGCTAAATTTTCGTCTTTTTTTTCTACTACAAAATACGGATGTTTTTCCGAAAAAACAATTTTATCTTTACCAGAGTTCATTCTAAATTCTGGTGGAATATCTTTTAAAATATTAATACCTTTCAAACTACTTTTGTTTTCATCGTCACTTTGTAAAACGGTGCAACGGCAATTCCAAGAATTTGGAGGATATGCATAATTCCAAAATTTATCATCAACTGGTCTTTTAATCCTATCTAACATAGCATGTTCAGGTCGAACCCTACCATCACCAACTGTTACATATTCCAACATTGGTAGTAACTCTTTATTGTTCTCAATATCCATCCACATTGATGCAGAGCGGCTTTGACTTATTGCAGCGTTATATTCAGCTCTTAAATAATTTTCATTATAATTTTTGAATATATCAGTGCCTGTTTTTTTATACTCACTAAATGGCTTAATCCTATCTTTGTCATAAATAGCATCTACCATTTCACGTACTTGATGGTATTGTTTAGCACCACTAAACACATAAACATTATTTCGTAAACTATTTAACATTGTATAATCTGGACTATTCCAAACAACATCTGTTAAACTCTTACCAAAACCATTATAAACACCATTAGTTAGCTTTTCAGCTACCTTTTGATATGTAAGTAAGTCTAAAGATTGTGGAGTGATTAAACCACTATAAACACCAACAACAATACGTTCAATTTCATCATCTGAAAATATATTTATTGGCGCTGCATTTTGTATGTCGCAGAATGAACACACTATTTGTAAAGGTTGTCTAGTCTATTTTTAATACTTTCAACTGAATTAGGTTCCATTACTTCAATAACTTCGCTACCATATTTTTCATCTAAGTATTCAGCACTAAATGTAAATTTACCTGTTTTAATTAATTCAATATCTATTTTAGATTGATCTAATAAAGATAATTCTTCTTCAGTTTCTACTTTGATTTTAGTATTTGGTGGAAAAATACCTAGTCTTTGCATCATAGGTACTAACTGATAATTTAAAACACCTTCAATAAAAAACTCATCATTATAAGCTACATTTTTTAAAACACGCTCTTGAACTTCAGCACTACCTACAAAAGATTTTTCATCCATTGTTGCAGTTTGCCCTAATATCAATTTACTTAGTTCACTATTACAACGTGCTATCATCATGTCAAACACTTGGTAAGCATCTGATTTACCACTATCAACTATCTCAATTAAATCGTCAGTATCAAACACTCCATAACTTGAAGTACCTAAGTTTTTAAGGAAACCTTCCATATTTGCTCTAGTTTCTTCATCTCTTACATTTGTTTTACCAATTCTTAATGGCACTCCAAATACTTCGCCATATTCAGCCCAAGCTCCTAAAGCATTCTTTTTCCAAATAACTAATGGCGCTGCTTTCATTAATAAACCTAAATCACGTTCACGACCAACACCAATGCACCAATTTTTATAAGGATTTTCTAAATAGTCAGCTCCTTCTAAATCAGCATAACTATTAGTCACAATATGAAATTCAGGTTTTACATATTCTCTAGGGATTAATTCAACTGCTTTAAATGTATCTTCAACAAGTGAATCAAATTGAATTAAAGAGTGACCATAAAATATACTATCTAATGAATAATCTATAAAGTCACGAAACCATTTTGTTTTAATTAGCTTGCACAATTCTTCATCTTCTTCATCATTTACCTTTACTTCAAATTCTTTAGACATTGTTAAATTCTTTCTTTGATTTATAGCAGCAGTTAAATGTGCATCCAAAACAATGTCGTTATAACACCTGTAAAGTAAATATCTTTGAGGTGAATAAATAGATTCAGCAGAAGTTAACGCTGCTCTCCATTGTGCTATATCTTGACGTGACCTATATAATTGTGTTGGTACTGTAATACGTTTACGAATATCACTATTTGCCGGTCTATTTACTGATATATTTTCAGCTTTATTAAAATTTATATCGTAACCAAATATTTTCATTAGTAGGAATTTGTTTGTTTAGCAACAGCGGAACCATATCTAATAGACATGCCTTGTTGCGGTAATATTTGAGGTAAATCAGCAGTTACATCACCACTTGCAACACGTTTTAAAAATGCAATGGCGCCCCCGCTTTGAGTTGGTGAATTACCATCGTAACGTTCTTTTCTTAAATCGGGAACGTTTCTAGGATTGATACGAGAATGTAAATGATATAAAGTAATATCTAATAAATACATTACTATTTGCTGATTCCTATTGTCACCTTGAATCCATGCATCAGTATCATCAGGATAAGATCCTGTTACTGTATAAGGTAATCCAGCAATCCAAAATTGAGTATTTGTAGGCAATATTCCAACACACGATGTAATACATGAATATTCAATATTATTATAATAAACTTTATTACCAACAGTATAAGTAGTTGTATTTGAATATTCTACTTCTGGATAAATACTGTAAAATAATGTTTTATCTAAACATATTTGTGTCCATTCAGCAGGCAAAAAAGCATGAGCAGTGCTACCAGCTATTGACTTATAAATGTAACCAGCTTGTAAAACGTATTGACCAGTTGTATAAACAGTTGTAGCACTAAAAGCTGGAGCAGTCCATTCAACTAATTGTTTTCCGTTATAAGTAGCAGCAATATCAAATAACTTAGTATTTGTAAATATTTGATTAGTGATGTAACGTTGTGTTAAATAGCCTATCATTTCAGATTGAGCTGATTGTTCCACATCCAATTTAGTTTGTTGATTAGATTCAATTATTTGAGCTAAGTTATCACTTTGTATAACTCGTAAATAGTCTAAATCTCTTAGTAATCGTGCCATATTACAAAATTAGTTACTAATTAATTAAATTGTTACTATTGTTACTATTAATCGTAATTTGATTTTCTTTTATTTTGTGAACTTCAGCATTTAACAAAGCAAGTTCCATTTTCTGCATATCTAAAACATATTCAACAAAACCAGCTTTTAATGCTTTAATACGAGTTTTACGATTAATTATAAACGTGTCAGAATGAATTAAAGTATTGGTACTAACATCTTCAATAAAGAAAGTTACAGTATTGTGACCATCAATTAGTTCTTTGTGTGATTTTACCTTCATAATCTATTTTTACCGCTTTGTATTTGACTACCTATTTTTCTAACATATTGAGTTACATCGCCACGTTGGTACATTTGATATTCAGTTTTAAACGCTTCACATATTAAGTAATCAGTTAGATCACTAATATGACCATACATTTGGTAACTAATACCACTCTTTGCATCCTTTACCTTTGCTTTATCTTTGCTACCATCAGCAGCTTCTTTAGTATTTGTAAAGTCCTGAATAGCATCTTTTAACTCTGTATTTATTATAAACTCAATATCGCCAAAATTACTAAATAATATTGTATTAAAAAAATTACCTCGCATTACTACTGATGGATTTGATTTGCCTACTCTCATTATCGGTTTATATCCGATTAACTCATTTTGAATTAACTTAAAGAAGTTGTGACCTTTTTGCTGTTTAACATCTTCCTTTTGTGAGGTCGCATCTCCATAAATGAATAAACCACTAGCATGAGCAGGATAGATACGCTTAAACTCGTTGCAAACGTCTTTAATTGTGTTTTTAGGATTAATACCTAAGATAGTATTTATTAACCTAACTTGTTTGTTAGATATTTGAAAAATACCGCAAGGTAAATAAGGATTGACATTTTCATCCCAACTAATATGTAAAGGTAAAGATGGTTCATAATGACATTCTTTGACATGTTTGTCTAAACTAAAATACTTGTAAAATTCAGCTCCAGTACGTTCCTGTAAATCCCAGTTACCTTCAACAAATACTTCATATTCGTATCGTGGCATTGATTTTAACGATTCCAAATAGTCAATATCAACATAAGGATTATCAGTTATTTTAGAGGGAATATAAAGCCAATTTTCAGGCAAAGTATTAGTTTTCCATTTATTATAAACTATCTCTTTAACCCAGTTATTACTTGGATTGCAAGTAGCTAATATAATCGGTTTAGGTCTATTTTCAATAAAATTAGATCCAGCACGCTCAATACATTTATTAAATGTTTTATATTGAATTTCGTTAATTTCTTCAAGCAAAAAGCCATTTACTTCTAATCCTTTAAACGTGTCAAGTTCTTTATCATCCGAATAATTTTCAGATAAGAATATAATTTGGCTTTCATTTGATAAAGTAACTGTTTGAGTTCTTTGGTTAAAGTGTTTTATAAATGATTGAGGGCATATTTTCTTAAAAGATGGAATAGTATTAAGTTCAAGTTTTTTATAACTTTCACGAACCACACACCACTTTGATTTAGGGTACATCTTACATAAAAGTAATAATGCACCTAATCCAGCAAACGTCTTGCCGCCCCTGATACTACCTCCATACATAATAAAGTTGTAATTATTGCTAAATACAGCTTCTAAAAACTCATCTTGTTTAGGGAACGATTCAAATAATACTTGTTTTGACATTAAAGTTTTATTTCAACTCCACCAATTTTAAATACTTGCTCAAGTGTTTCATTTTCAGTTACTAAACCGATTAATTGCTTAGGTTTGCCATATCTGTACTCTAACCAACATTTAATTGCCATTGTGTCACCTATTTCAACCTTAGCAGCTAATGATTGCCATACAGTTATTGGAGCTAATGTAGCATCCATTTTCTCAATCATTGCTATTTCATCCGATTTAGGTTTGCGACCTTGTCCCCTATCTTCACCTTTTGAAGCTCCGTTATTTTTTCTATTATCCATAATTAAAATAAATTATTTAATTAAATACAAATGTATTAAATATTTTTTAAAGTCAATAACTTAAATTCGTCAAGTGATCTGATTAAATGGTATTCATAACCTAAACTCGACACTCTACTTTCGAAATCCTTTTGTTCGGCACTTTGCACACCCTTAGCTATCTTTAATTCAACAAAGCATAGTTTACCATTTGGGAATATAACAACCAGGTCAGATGCGCCCTTTAATAATCCAGTAGCTTTAAAGGTCATAGCTTCTCTAATATTCCTAGTTCCACCGTTGGGGATGCTGAAAATAATGGCTCTAGGGTTATGAGATTTAAGGCAGTAGGTATTGTGAAAAAATAAAAAAATTGATTGTTGGAGGTTATTTTCTGTTTCCTGTTTCATGTTTCATTGATTTTTATTGTAAAGACTTTTAAGAATTGATTATTGATTATTATTTTTATTATTACTATTATATAAATATATATATTTATATATATTTTATTAAACAGTGAAACATTTGATACTTTTGCCAATGATACCAAAGGTTTCCGTGTTTATTTTTTTTTTAAACATTATGAAACAAATTAAACCTAAAACGGTTCAGATTCATCTTTAATGATATTTTCGCCCTCTATTGACCATAATACTATCCCTCTTTTAGTTCCTCTGTCTACCCTGTACATTTTATATTCAAGTTTATTTTTGGTTAAAACTTCTTTTAGATCATACTTTGTAGGTTTCAAAATTGACTTAAAATTTAAGTATTCTAAAATTTCGCCTTGATTCCAAACTTTTTCAAAGATATGATTTGCTGTTTGTTCAATTGAAAAATGTTTAAAGAATATTTCTTCAATAGGCAAAACGGTTTCATTTTTAGATGAATTTAGTTTTAAATACTCTATTTCGTTTTCAGTTCTTAATATCCATTCAAAACCAGCTTTTAAAAGATTATAGGCTTCAATTATAAGACTTGTTTTATCAATAGCAAGCATTTTATCATAATCGACCTTTTCAACGCTTATAGGCAAAATACGTCTGTTTCCTGTTACATCCTTTAAAATATCAATTTCGTTTGTAGTTCCGCAAAGAATAGCACGTCTTTTAAATGTTTTAGCTTCACGCTCGTATGGCCTACGCTGTGTTATAATATTCATATCTGAAATGGCTTTATATTCCTTAACATCTTTAAAGGCTTTACCTCCAAATTCATCGTCTAAAACCAATAAGCTATTACATAAAGTGTACATACTATCTTTATCATGACCGTTAATTTTTGCCTCAACAATATATTTATCAAGTTCTTTTGGCATAATATTTCTTAAAAAGCTAGTTTTTCCTGTACCATGTTGCTGGCCTGTTAAAACTAAGGTAAGTGGGCAAACTAATTTTTCATTTTGATTTGAGGTCCAATTATGTAAAGCACCAACAATCCATTTGCGGAAAGCCCAAACATTATATTCACTTTGTGGATAAATACATTTAGCGTATTCTTCAATTATACCAGTGGGGTTTGATTTATTAATATTAAGAAAATCAGTAAGCACATTTATTTTATTTACTTTATTTGAATTTAAAATTGACCGTACATCGTTAATTGGTACGTTAAAATCAAATGATTTCTTTGCAGCCAAATACATATCATTTACCTCCGTATCGGTTAAAACTACTTCATTTAAAATATAAGTAGTGTTTGTTATTAAATCTATTTTAGGTTCGTATGTATTAATTATAAAGTTTTCAAGTTGTTCAATTTCTTTTAATTCCGAATTTACTTCATTTGAATAGTCAACTTTACTTTCAATTAATTCTTTAATAAGTTGCTCATCCTCTTCATTTACTATTATTTCATTAGCAACCAATAAATTTTTACTTACACTTTCAATAGTTGGGTTTCCTTGAGCCTTTGAAATTTTAACACGATTTATTATGTGTTTTGTTTTTTCACTATAAATTTGAATATTAGCTTGTTTGCAGTAATAGTAAAAAGTACCTATTTTAACTTTACCAGTTGAATTTTTACAAAGTCCTTTCCAATCTTTAGCGCATTTTTCACGATTATATTTATTACCAAATTGGCAAATAAAATGGAAAGTTTCTTCGCCACTGATTCCAAATTTATCAAATAAAGATAAACCTACTCTAATATAAGTATGATAATCTTCATTGCATAAATCAATGTGACGTTCTTTAATTTGCTCTAATATAAAGTCAAAATCAGATTTGGTATAAATAAAGTTGGTTTCTTTTGGGGCTTGAAATTTTTTAACCTCTTTAGCTATAAATTTTTTTGCTTTATCATTTACAAAAATATCGGGATCATAACTAAGATACCTTAATCTATTTCTATTTTTGCAAGCCTGGTCTATTGTTATATTATAATTTTTATGATAGTAGTCTGCAAGTCCATCAAAGCTATCTTCAAATTTATCGGGATTAATCCTAACAAAAATACAAAGTCCGTCACCTCCAAATGATTTATGGTAAATGTATGTATAGTCATCGTTTTTAATATCTTCGTTTATTTGGTCGTCAATATCAATAACTATTAAACCATTCATTGATTTAATATTATTATCAGTTTTAGCACCTTCATTAAGAATAGCTGAGCCGGTAACACATTTAGAAGTATTTTTTAGCTTTTTATATTCTTCTTCATTACCTTTTTGTTTAACAGCCCTGGCTTTTAAAACTAAGTCCTGATTCGTACCATGTTGTATAAAACCGATATAATTATCAATATCAATTTCTTTTTTTATTTTCGAGAATTGGTTGTCATAATAAGACATTTGAACTTTAGTTGCCATAATAGTTTTCTAATTTTTCTTTTACTTTATTAATTAAATATTTGTGTGTTCTATTTACCCCACTTGTTAAATCATGTTTACTTCTAAAATGACTATAAGATTTTTTAATCATTTCAGTTATTTTATTATCTAAACGTCCATCGCTTAAATTAGATAAATACTGTTCTTTACTTATTCTATAATATCTAAATAAATCAAATATTTGATTAATCAATATTCTATAAGCAAAGTTTAAATCTTCATTTTGCGAAATTGTATAAAGATATATTTTTTCGGGGTTTGGTAAAGGTATGGCTTTTATTGGCTTTGTAACAATTGTATCTTCTATTTTTTCACGTTCTTTTTTTTCTTTTACCTCAACTGGTGTTAAGCACTCAGGACAAACATCAATAGTTTTTGGAAAAATAGCACCACATTCGGGATTTTCACACGTTTGAGTTACATCAAGTTCTATTTTTTTTGCCTTTGGTTTTTCTTTACCTTCAAAAAATAAACGTCTCCAATCCCTGGTATTATCTGACCATTCATTGTGCCTATCTACATTGCCACCGCCATCTATTACAATAAAACTATCTTTATAAATTTTATTTGTTGAGCGACCTCCTCTACCTACAATTTGCAGCCATAAAGAAAGCGAAGCTATTGGTCGATTAACAATTATTGCTTCTACTGTTGGATCGTCAAAGCCAGTTGTTAATTTACCGACATTACAAAGTATTCCATTTTGATTATTTTTAAACCATTCAATTACACTTTTATCACTTTCGCATTCATTAACACTATCTATCATTTTAATATTAGTGTAGCCAGCTTCTATAAATTTATTATAAACTAAAAAATTTGCTTTTGTAGAGGCATTAAAAACCATTGTTTTTTTACCTTCGCATATTTCTTTATAATTTAAAACTACATTAAATAAAGCATCTTCGTTATTATAAGCCTCATTCATTGATGCCTCTGTATAGTCACCGCTTTTAGCATCTATTTTTAAATTTGAATTATCAGTATAATTTTTAACAAATGATAAATCTTGAACTAATTTACCTTCATTTATTAAATCTTGAATTGATGCTCCTACAACAATATCATTGTAAATTTCAGACATAGTAAATGGTCTAGTCCATTCAATAACCTCGTCGTTGCAACACTCAGTTAATAATTCATATTTAGTTTTACAGTGTTGGCATTTATAAAATGTAATTTTCTTTTGAACTATTGGGGTTGCTGTGCATCCTAATATTTTAGCAAATGGAAAAAATTTAAAAACTTTATCAAAAATTAACCAATGGCATTCGTCACAAATAACTAAATCGACATCCCTAAAAAAATCCTCATTATCATTTAATCGGTTATTAATAGTTTGGATCATGCCAACATAAACATTACAATTATGTTTTAATTTTTTTACATTACTTGTAATTGATTCACAAGTTAATCCAATTTCATTTAAAGATTTTACTGTTTGATTTATTAACGGTTCCCTGTGACAAAGTATTAATACTTTCTTATTAGTTTTTTCAACCCAAAGTTTAGTTAAAAAAGAGAATACAAAAGTTTTACCGCCGCCTGTTGGCAATTGATAAAGTACTCTTTGATTAGTTTGGAATTTTTCTAAAATCTCATTAATAGATTTTTGCTGGTGTTCGTATGGTTTAATCATTTTAAATAAAAAAAACCTATCGGTGTTCGTCGGGCATGACTACTAACCAATAGGTTTAATGTTAATTTTTTAAGTTGCTAATGCCCTAGCGTTTTGCAAATATAACTATTATTTCAATACAAAATACAAATCAATAAAAATATATTTAGGGGTTGCGCAACCCCATGCAACCCCATTTATATAAAAAACTATTATATTGATAATCAAGCAGTTACAAATTATTTTCATTTATTTTTAGTTTTTGGCCATAATAAATTTTTTTATTCAAATTATTGTGTATACATTTGTACACAGATAACAATAACTAAAAAATAAGATTATGACAGCAACAGAAAATCAAATTGAAAGAGCAAAAGAAATAGCTACACGTTCAGCAGCTACTTACGAGCAATGCTTAGCTATTATTGTAAAGCAAGATGCTAAAAAAGGATGGAAACCTTTAACTAAAAAAGATAAAGCGCAAATGGATATAAGAAATTCAAATAAAGAGGTTACAAGACATTCTGATGATATTTACGCAGAAGCAATGAGAAATCAAATGAGTTCATCAATGAGATATTAATAACTAACAACTAAAAATAAATAAAAATGAAAACAAACAAATTAACACCAGTACAATGGTTTGCGTCAAAATCAGAAGATTTAAGAGGTAAACTTAACTTAGGAGCAATTTCTCCTATTGAATATTACGAAGAATTAAATAGTGTTCTTAAAGTAGCATTGGAAATGGAACAACAAAACATTAACAACTAAAACTAAAAAACATGAAAACAAAGCAACCCAAAACAAAAGTTTATCCGATCCGTTTAGATACGGTATTATTAAACCAGGCACACGAAGTAATTGAGCCATCAGAATTAAGACTGAGAATTAAAAAGAAAATTAATAACTATTTAAAAACAATCAAATGATACCTTTAATACTACTAATCGCCTGCATATCAATTATTAACGTAATTTACAGAGAATGGAAATCGCAACAATAATAAAAGCCCAGTGGTGGGATAACTTTAACTTTGAACTTTATATTAAATATTTAAAAGCTAAAAGTAAAATATAACGTTTTGCAGCTATGCGCTCGTTTTAATGGCGCATATACGCTGTTATGTGTCTGTAAAATTTTTAATAATTATTTTTTGCGTGGGGTGCGTAGGATAAAAACAACAATATGGAAAAAGATTTATTTGGTAATGATGTAATAAAAAATGTGCTACTTCGTGAAAAGTATGGAGAAGTACCTGTGAGTATTTTAAATACTACTACTGGGCATTGGATTAACAGGAAAAGAAGATGGATAGAATTAGGATTGAAATCTGAATTAGGTAGGGAAAAGTTATTAGGATTTTCAAAAACTGTTAATTCAAATCAAGGAGGAGATGAAAATAAAAAAGGAATATCAGTATTTGACCCCACGCTAACGGAGTTAATGTATAATTGGTTTTGTCCTGAAAATGGAATGATACTTGACCCTTTCGCTGGTGGTTCTGTTCGTGGAATTGTAGCTAATTATTTAGGTTTTAAATACACTGGAATTGAATTAAGAAGTGAGCAAGTAGAAAATAATCGTGAGCAAGGATTGAATATTTTAGAGGTAAATAATCAGCCGCAATGGTATTGCGGAGATAGCGAAAATGTGTTAACTGAATTAATACCTGAATATGATTTAATTTTTAGTTGCCCCCCTTACGCCAATTTAGAGGTTTACAGCGACCTAAAAGAAGATTTGAGCAATATGGACTATGAGGATTTTAAAATAAAATACAGGTCAATTATTGAATTGTCTGTAAAAAAATTAAAGCCTAAATGTTACGCTATTTTTGTAGTTGGTGAGGTGAGGGATAAAAAAGGGTATTATTTAGATTTTGTCGGAGATACTAAAAAGGCATTTTTAGACTGCGGAATGAAATTTTATAACGAGATGATACTGCAAAATAATATTGGTAGTGCTGCAATTAGAGTTCCGAGAATTTTTGAAGCATCAAAGAAAATTGTTAAGGTGCATCAGAATGTATTAGTCTTTTATAAACCTTTTTAATTTTTGAAAAAAATTTAGAGTGCGATGGGAAAAATAATTATTAAAAATTTTATTGCACATAACTACTCGCTAAGACCAACAAAAAGGCACACAAAACGATGCAAAAGACTAAGATTCATAAAGTTAGAATAACAGAGCAACAAGCCTATGCTTTTGAACAGTTAAAGAAATACGATGTTAATATTAGTCAATTCATTAGGCAAGCTATAAAAGAAAAACTACAAAAAGACTGGAAAACAATTAAAGAAAAGAAAATAAACTAAAAACTAAATGCCCTTTTTAATATGCTAAAAGAAATTCAATCACTCGAAGACCAGTTAATTTACTCATCAAATTGTGGCAGTAGTAGCCTTTTGTTTACCGTTATGATGCACCGTACAAGCGAATGGATAGAAAGTAACAAGCCAAATAAAAAGCTACACATTAGCCATTTTAAAGTAGAATTAGACAAGCAAGTTGACATGGTGGCTTACTACATTGAATGTGGTTATATCTTTGATACTGCTGTTAGAATGATCGGTAAAAACACCAGCGATTTTAGAAAGCAGTTAACAGATACTCATAAGCATATATTACAAGCCGCAAGAAAACAAAGAAAAATAAATAAACTAAAAAACAAATAAAAATGACACCAAAAGAAAAAGCAATAGAATTAGCAGATAAATATTTTCCCATAGTAGGCGATATTGATAGAATGAAATGTAACTCTCCAAGAATATATATGGGTTTTGTTGTACAATGTGCTTTAATAGCAGTTGATGAAATATATAATGGTGGCTTTAATTTACGTTATGGAGCTTATTTAGATGAATTTGAAGATAAACAAAACTATTATTCTTATTGGGAAGATGTTAAAAAAGAAATAAATCAATTAATAATTAAAAATAAATAAAAATGGAAACAAATGCAAAAATTAAAGCAGAGCAAATATTTAAAGATTTATGTAAAATAATAACTGCACCAAGTGGTCAAGATGCAAGGGTGTCAAATATTGATAAACTTGTTGCTAAAAATTGTGCAGTTTATATGATTGATAAATTGTGTGAAGAGTTAGATTTTACTGATGGCAGAAATGAATTAATGGCAAATATTGCCTATGAAATTAATAACAACCAACAATTAATAACATGAAAAGCAAAGAAGAAATAGATAAAATTTATTTAGAAGTTTGTAAAGATTCTGGCTCTAAAGAAATTGCCAGTGAATATTGTGGTTTTACCAAAGGCTATTTACAATGCCAAGAAGATATAAAGGGATATATTTTTGAAGTAGCATTTCAATTTCATAGATTAGGCAAATATAGTGGCAATACAAGCGATACTCATTTTACTGATATTTATGAAGAAACAATTAACTCA